TCCAACTTCATTAAATACTGGTTCAACAGGAAAGAATCCATTAGAACAATCATTTCGGTCTCATAATCATAGTAGTTTTGAAATAGCACAGACTATTGGAACTATGGTAGGACCACCATCACACACAGCATCTAATGCTGATGGTAGTGCATTAGCAGCACAGAGTATTGAAAATGCGTTAAATATAGCAATAGATACTACTCAACCTTCGTTAACAATGACATTCATTATCAAGGCATACTAATGGCAGTATTCTACAATAAAGAAAGAGCAAAATATGGTCACTTAACAGGACAGGTTATTGCTTGGCCAGTACCTTATGAAGGTACACCAGACATATCAAATAATAAAAAATCATTGCCAGCAGGTTATTTAAAGTGTGATGGAACAAAATATTTTGTAAAGGATTATCCAAGACTCGCTGAGATATGTGGTGCAGGATCTAGTTGTAAATTTATTAGAAAAAATCTAGATGGTACTGATTTTGATACTTTAAATGATAATCAGTTTATGGTTCCTGATTTAGGTTCTAAGTATCCTGAACCTACAACGGGTGCTAATGCTGGTCTTTATAATAATATAAGAAAGGTTGATACTACTACAAATACTGAGAAAAGTAGATCTGGTGTTGGTATAGATGCAGAGGCAGCAATTGGTGATACTAATGTTACAATTTCTTATAGTGGAAGTATTAATGTTCCATCTCAAGAAGTTGAGATTAGAGGAAAACCTGGATGGAATTATGCAGGTGCTAGTCATTATACAGAAATAGAAGGACCAGAAGAAAATTCAATACACCCACACCTTCATTTTAGTTCAACTGCAAGATCTAGATTAAGAGCACAACCAGACATTTCAGAAACAGATAATGATCACCCAAAAGCAAGAGGACGTACTGGACTGGCAAATGCTTCAACTATTCCTCTTCAATCTTGGTTGGATGCAACAAAACATCCTGGTTCTAATGCCCCTGGTAGTGCTCAGAAACCATGTTTATTATTAGAAGCATGGAACCCGAATGCTGGTACTGGTGATGAGGGAAAACCACTCTGGCAAAGTGGAGCAGGAGCACAAACAATTTATTGGGGTGGTTGTATTGGACATAATGATCCAACTAAAGGGACTGTAATATATGGAGTTGGAACTGGGCAAGGATTTGAATATGGATGTCTTAATAATGCATCATTTACCGTTCAAAGAACTACATTAGCTGGTTCACCTGATGATTCTAATACTACAAAATTTAGAAGTAGGTTTTGGAGTATTCTTTTTTGTACTAATCCACAAGGTCCAAATGGAGCACAAAGTACTAGCTTATCTACTTTAACAGTACCAGCAACGTATGTTACAGGTGCTGTTGGAATGCCAATAGATTGGCAGGGTAATGCATTAGCTGATGTTGTCCCTCTTCAATCAAATGATGCTGCTGTTGATCAAACAGGTATTGTTGATGTGGAAAATGAGTACACTGATACTGCTGATATTCCAATAACAGCAGGAACTATACCAACTGCTCACAGTCATAGAGTTAGGTTGGAAAAGGGGGACCATACATATAAGGTGAAGACTAATGCTATATCAATTGATCCTGAGAATTTAGAAACAACATTTGATATTGGAGTAGATAGTTCTATATCAATTGATTCAGCAACTCAACCCTTCATTGTAATGGAGTATTTAATTAAGATATAATCATGGTACAAAGTTATAGAAATAATAGAAAAGGATTTTATACTGATTGTTATCAGGATACTACACCAGTTGGTACTATTGTATCAAATCTAAAGTCTGGTGCTAATACTTACGATCATGAGTTCATTAATAAAGCAACTAATCTTCATAAGTTAGAAGATTTCGCTGGTAATGCATATAATACTGGTGATGATCCTGCTTATACACACGATGGTTATCTTTATTGTGATGGAACAGAATATAATATCAAAGATTATCCAACATTATATGAGATACTTGGTGTTCATTATGGAGGAAGAGCAAGTAGTGGTATTGATGTAACTGCTGCTGGATCTGGATATGCAACAACTTCTGCTGTAACCATATCAGCTCCCCCTGCTGGTGGAATACAAGCAACTGCACAAGTTGGATCAGTTAATGGTACTGGTGGTATTCTAACAGTAGATGTTCTAAATCCAGGTTCAGGGTATGTAACTCCACCTACTGTCACAGTGGCAGATGGAACTAGTGCTACATTTTCTGTTAGGTTAGGTAGTACTGGAATGATTCAGGGTATTACTACTTCTAATGTATTTAATTACTATGGAGAACCAAATTTAGGTACATTTAAAGTTCCTGATACTGTTACTAGAAAGATTGTTGGTAATGGTCCTGTATTTGGACAGAATTCACCTACCATTGGTAATCTATCAATGGCAGTTGGTGCAACTGGTGGAGCATGGTATTTAGATAAAAATCAACAGGATCCACTTTTTTCACTAGGTAGGATAACAACTACAGGATATGATAAGGTAGTTGAAACAGTTGGTTGTACAATTATTGGTTCTCAAACAGTTAAGGTAACGATGGAGAAAAAGAAGTTACCATCTATTTTCCAACACAGTCATATAGTATATCATAGTATTCCTGGTGATAGTAGTTGGCCAGCTCAGTCTTCTGGTGATAGATATCTTCAAGGTTATCGTAGTACTACTGGTAGACTTTCTAGATGGTATCCATCTACAGGTGTTGTATTAGAACATTCTCACGCTTTATTGAGACTACCAATAGTTAATAATACTGTTGCTACTTATGATTTTATGGATTATAAAGGTGGTGATGAGAATGTTGGTGCAATTAAGGATGTACCTGATATTTCAAATGCAATTGGTGCAGAATATGCACCACAACCAGGATATAGTACAGAAATACCATATGATGATCAGTATTATCTTGCTTCAGGTGACAGTGCTTCAGGATCATATGAATTTCAAACAATAATACCAAACCCATCATTATTAATGTTTAGTAGTGCATCTGATATTGGTGGAAGAGAAACAACAATTGGTGGTCAACCACAATTTGATTATAGTCAAGAATGGGAATGGTCAACTCCTGGTAATTATAGTATTACTACTTCTAATATTACTGGATCTCCTGATCGGTTAATTTTTACTATAGCTGGTGGTGGTGGATCTGGTGCTGCTGGAACCTGGGCAGGTAACGATGGTCAACCTAGTAGTGTAACAGCAGGAAGTGCATTAGTTGCTATTGCTGGTGAAGGTAAAGGAGGAAATCCTTCTTCTGGTAATGCTGGTGGTACTGGTGGTCTTGGAGGAACTGCATCTGAAACTGGTAGTTTAGATCCAACAGGAAGTGCATCAGGAATTGCTGGACAACAGGGAGCAAATACTGAATATTCGGAAGAAGATCAAGCAACAAATCCAGGTGGAGGTGGTGCTGCTGGTCCAGCAGGAGGATATGTCTCTGCTGGAGCAGGATCTGCTGGTGATAGAGTATTATTAGGTGGGTTGAGTGGTACATATGATACAACTCTTACTTCTGATGGATCATTTGATGTAACATCGGTACAAGGTGGTATAACATCTGCTACTTTTACACTTAAAGGTGGAAGAGGTGGAAATGCATGGAATAGAGGAACAGCTAACAACTGGTATAATAATCCAGCAGCAATAGTATGGGAGTTAAAAAATCCTAGTGGAACAGTAATTACTGACTCACTTGCTGAAAAAGGTACTTGGGTACAAAGTGGTAATACTAATCCTGGTAGTGGTTGGACAACCCTTATGGATACCAAAGGTATCTACAAAACATTACCTGCTAATAATGTTGACGATCCTTGGGGTGGTGCATGGCAGACACATGTTGCAAGCTTCTGGGTTTTTGCTGCTGATGCAGGTACTTGTAATCTAAGGATAGAGTCTGACAATTATGGGTGGATAAAGGTAATCAACGCTACAACAGGTGATCCTAATTTTGGTGCAGTTCTTATTGATAGAGAGATACAATATAATGTGCAACTTGCAGGAGCAGGTGCTGAAGATATCTCCCTTAATTTACCAGTTGGTTATTATATTTTTGAGACAAAAGTTAAGAATGCAATTGTAGCAGGTGGTGCTAATGGCGATAATAACATGGGTGGATATGGTGCATTAGTTACATTACAACTTGCTGCTAGTGAATTTGATGATTTTAAATCTGCACCTACTCCAGGATGGAATGTTGTTGTTGGTAGTGGTGCTAATGGTAGAAATGGTGGAACCAATTCTCAAAGTGGTAATGGTGGATATGGAGGACAAGGTGCTTCTAACGCAAACTCTGGTAATGTTGGTAGACATGGAGGGGGTGGTGGAGCTTGCACTCTTTTAAGAAGAGGAACAGTAAATGTTGCTGGTGCTGGAGGCGGTGGCGGTGCTGGTGCAGACGGAGGAGAAGATCCTCAAAGTAATGATAATCAAAGTCCAGGACAATCTGGTGGTGCATATCCTGGTGGTGCAGGAACATACAGTGGTCTTCAACAATCTTCATCTGGAACTATAGGTGCTGGTAGTGGTGGAACAGGTGGTGCTTACGGTTGTGTAGGTGGTGGCGGTGGAGGAGGAGGCGGTGGTGCTTCTTCTGGTGGAACACTTGGCGGTGGTTCTGGTTATGGTGGAGGTGGTGCTCCTGGCGGACCTGGTGGAACTCCTGGTGGTTGGGGTGGTCACCAAGGTGGTGTCGGTGGACAACAAGGAATTTCTGAATATAAAACTACTTACTTCTCATCTGGTACATTAGCAGCACATGAGGATCAGAATGGTTCTGCAAGACTTGTGGTAAATTATAATGCTAATAAATGGACAGCAGCTGGAGGTGGTGGTGGATCAGGATCACAGTGGTATAGTAGTGTTAATTGGTCTGATTTAGGAGCTCCAGCAACAATTAATGTTGTTGTGGGTGCTGGTGGTGCTGGTGTAAGTCCAGGTGGAAATAATACTGGTTCAACTGATGCTGCTGGTGATGGATATGTGAAGGTTGGAGTTGGAACTATTACTGGATATAGTGGAGGTACAACTGGGGAGACTACAGGTGATATAGTTGAGTCTGGATCGCAAACAGAAACAATATTTGATATTAGTATTAATAGTAATGGTAGTGGTACAGGTACAGGTGGTAATTTTAAATTACCATCAACACAAGTACCAACAGTATTATTCTTGGGTGGTGGTAAATCTAATAATGGTACAACTTCATCTACTGGATATAATCAAGCAAATACTGGTCATGCTACGGGAACAGTAACAGTTGCTGCTGGTGCAGTAACAGGAGTTTCTCTTGCTACTACTGCTGGTACTAATACAGGATACACAGAGCAACCATACGTATACTTATTACATGGTGCAGGTGGTGGAAGTTGGATTAATAGTACATTTGCAGGTGTTTCAGTATCTGGTGTAACATTAGGTGGTAGTGCTGCACCATATACAAACTTCTTGAAGTTTGGTGGTGCAGGTAGATCTACTAATAGAGATAGATGGGCAGTATTAAAGTCACAAGATACTAGTGCTGTTAATTATTTTGGTATTAAAGCATGTAGGGGTAATGGTGTTAATGGTGGTGATGTACCAGAAGAAGGATTGAAAGTTGAGTATCAACTAGCAGGTTCTACTACTTGGGTTTATATTGATACTATTATTAATCCATCAGCATCTAGAACTGATCCTCTTACAGGTATGATTGTTCCTCAATGTGGTACAGGTGTTGCACATGATGGTACAT